CATTGGTTATTATGAAAAAGAAGATAGAGTTAGATACTATTCCGTCGTTGATGACGGTCGTATCACCTCGGATAACAGGCACACTTATGGTGGTTATAAACCATATTACCGCAGTATCACTGCATCGCCGGTTACAAATGATGAATTCAACGGAATCTAATGGCACTACCAAAAAAGATAAAAAAGACATTGGACCTAATCCCTAAGAAGACGGGATATGAAAGAAGGGTTGAACTTTTGGAGGATATCCAAAAAGATGGAACTTATTTGCCCAAAGGTGTGGGACACGCTGATTTGGACCGTGGGATGTTGGACTTCGTAAAGAACGACCTTAAAACATTTATGGATGGTAAAGTAATCCCAACGGTGGATATTATCATCACCACACAGAACTGGTCTCAATTTACTGAAACATGGAACTTCCAAGATTTGGATAAGAATGTTAAACCACCTTTTATCTCTACGGTAAGACAACCTGAGGTTCCTTATGGTACCAACCCATCATTACAATATACTATTCCAAATAGAAAACAATTTTATTATGCAAAAGTACCAACTTGGGACGGACAGAGAAAGGGTGTTGACGTATATAAAATACCTCAACCTATTCCTGTTGACATTACTTATAATGTTAAACTGTTTGTAAACCGTATGAGGTCGTTGAATGAGTTCAACAAAAATGTGTTACAAAACTTTGCCTCACGTCAAGCATATACAAACATTAAAGGACACTACATTCCAATTATCCTTAATAACATTTCAGATGAGTCTGTATTAGATATTGACAGAAGAAAATACTACATCCAAAACTATGAGTTTACAATGTTAGGATTCTTAATGGATGAGGAAGAGTTCGAAGTTAGTCCTGGTGTTTCAAGGACATTGACAATGTTCGAAATCCCTCAATTAAACAAATCGAGAAAAGTTAACCCTCAACCTGAGAACCCTGATGAGTTTCCTGTAGATTTATTATTTGTTAGTGGTAATACAGAACTAAGTGAAAGATTTGCATATACTGCAGATTTAATCTTAACTGAAACGTTTAATGTTGATAGTTTCGAAGTGTACATCAATGGTGACTATGTTGGTGAGAACTTAAGTAAGATACAGGTTAATACTAATGACTTGGTTAGGTTTGTTGCCGTCAAAGAAGTACCTGGTGATGCCACTGTATATACCACTGCGAAGTTGGTGTAACTACTCTCCGTAGATATCCTTAGGACGAGAACATTTCTCCATAATCATCTTCTCTAAAAACTTATACATCTTCAATCCATTCTCTTCACAGTATTCTTTTAGTGTGGAGTGGACCTCAGTGGATATCTTAATATTCTTTATATCTTTCATAAAATAAGGTAGAAAAAAGGCAGAAAAAATTCTCCCTAACCGATAAATATAGTGCTGGAGTAAATGTTTTTTGGGTTTTTCTCAAATATTTATTATAAAAATAAATTCTAAAGAAATTAAAAAACATGGCAAGTTCAAACAAAGTTTTCGTTTCTCCAGGTGTTTATACATCAGAAAGAGACTTGAGTTTCGTAGCACAGAGTGTGGGTGTAACTACTATGGGTATTGTTGGTGAGACCTTATCAGGTCCAGCATTCGAACCTATTTTTGTTAGTTCATACGACGATTTTCAAGCTTACTTCGGAGGAACTAATCCTACTAAATTTGTAAACACGCAGATTCCAAAATATGAAGCCGCTTATATAGCGAAAGCGTATTTACAACAATCTAATCAATTATTCGTAACGAGAGTATTAGGTTTGTCAGGATATGACGCTGGTCCATCTTGGTCTATTACAACACAAGCTAACTTAGACCCAGCAACATTAGATACTCCGACAGTGAGTACTTGGTCTGTGACTTTCACTGGTTCAACAGGTTCAACGGACACTGTAGAATTTACAGGGGCTTTCTCAGCACCTTTAAGTGATTACATCAACGACTCAATTACATTATATAATGGTGACTCTACTACAATGTCGGGTCAACTACAATCATTTGTACACGATATCATAATTGATAATTCAACAAGTGGTAACACAATGGGACAGTGGGGTGTATTCACTGATTCAGTTTTTGACTCATATACAGGTCAGGGTTATACCAATGTTGAAAATTACTTATCGGTAGATGGTCTATACGATTCAGTAGCAGACTACGATGATTCATTAATGGACCCTTGGTACTACGCGTGTTTCGAACCAGGTTCAGGTGATGAATACTCAGGTATCTCTTTCAACGTTGTTATGAATAGTGACTTCACTGATTTAGGTGGTGGTAACTTCTCAGGTACTTTGAGTGGTTCTGTACTTTCATATAACGCTACTGCATTTACTGAATATAATGATGTAGTTGTTGCAACACTTCGTTCGAGAGGTATTAACAGTAACACTGACGGTGGTCCTGTTTATATGGCAAGTGGTACATCACAGGTGGTTATGGATTGTTCAGGTGTTTACGCTGACGTTCAGAAAAACCCTTATTCTTCATTCGGTATCTCAGGTGTTACTAACGATGGTGATACATTTACATTCAAAACATCATTCACATTAAGTGATACTAACTATATTAACAAAGTATTTGGTGGTACTAACTTCGGGAAAAACAGAACTGAGTTCCCACTATTTGCGGAAGAAGTATACTACTCATTATTAACTGAAGGTTACAAGTTAGGTAAAATTAGAGGTTTGAACTGTGACTTAACGGCACTTCCATCAGCGAGAGAAGATAATGCAACGAACACTTCTATCGGTTGGTACTTAGAACAATACCAAACACCTTACACACCATTTGTAGTTTCTGAATTACGTGGTAATCAGGTAGACCGTCTATTTAGATTTGTATTGATTTCTGATGGTAATGTGGCAAACAATGAAGTTAAAATTTCTATCGCTAACGTTTCATTCGCTAATTCAACATTTGATATCATTGTACGTGATTTCTTTGATACGGATGCAAATCCTGTAGTAATTGAGAAATTTACTAACTGTACGATGAATCCAGGTGAAAATGGTTACGTTGCTAAGAAAGTTGGTACTTCTAATGGTGAGTTCGAACTTAAGTCAAGATTCATCATGTTAGAAATGGATGAAGACGCACCAATCGATGCACTTCCTTGTGGATTCGAAGGTTACGACATCAGAGAATACTCAGGTGTGAAGAGTCCATTCTTAGTATATAAAACAAAATATAACACACCGGGTGAGGTTGTTTACAATCCACCATTTGGTACTTCAACAGGGTCTGATAACTCAACAAGAAGTGCAGGTGATAAAGTAAGAAAGACTTACTTAGGTATTTCTAATACTGTGGGTATAGATTCTGACTTCTTTATGTATAAGGGTAAACAAAACCCATCAAACATTGGTACGGCAACTGAAGGTAACAATTGGGCTTACTTAACAAAAGGTTTCCACATGGATTCGGGAGCTACAGTTGTAACTATCTCGGGTCAGTATGTAACATCAGGTGAAACTGCGTTTGAAGTTGGTGCGGGTGAGTTCAGAAGTGAACCAACAAACCAATCTAACCCTTACTACCGATTGAATACTCGTAAGTTTACGTTGTTGGCAAAAGGTGGTTTCGACGGATGGGATATCTATAGAGAGTTCCGTTCAAACCAAGACCAATTCCGTTTAGGTGGTACAGGTTACTTGGCAGGAGCATCTCCTTCAGTATCTTTCCCAACCGCAACAGGATGGGGTCAGTTCAAACAAATCACAGTAGGTGAAGATTCGACTAATTGGGCGAACACTGACTACTATGCTTACTTATTGGGTCAGAAAACATTCGAAAACCCTGAAGCTGTTAACATTAACATCTTCACAACACCAGGTATCGATTATGTAAACCACTCAAACTTAGTTGAAGAGGCAATTGATATGGTTGAGACAGACAGAGCAGATTCAATTTACATCTGTACTACTCCTGACTACAACATGTTCGTTCCTAACACTTCTTCATTCGAAACTGACTTTATCTACCCTGACGAGGCGGTTGACAATTTAGAAGAGACAGATATCGATTCTAACTACACTGCAACTTACTACCCATGGATTTTGGTTAGAGATAGTTTCAACAACACTCAAATCTACATTCCACCAACGGCAGAAGTTGTTAAGAACTTGGCGTTAACGGATAACATCGCATTCCCTTGGTTCGCAACTGCGGGTTACACAAGAGGTTTGGTAAACGCTGTTAAAGCACGTAAGAAGTTGACTCAAGACGATAGAGACACTCTATACCAAGGTAGATTGAACCCAATCGCAACGTTCTCAGACGTAGGTACGGTAATTTGGGGTAACAAAACTCTACAGGTTAGAGAATCTGCACTTGACAGAATTAACGTAAGAAGATTGTTGTTACAGGCTCGTAAGTTGATTTCAGCAGTGGCAGTAAGATTGTTGTTCGAACAAAACGACGACCAAGTAAGACAAGACTTCTTAGATGCGGTTAACCCAATCTTAGACTCTATCAGAAGAGATAGAGGTTTGATTGACTTCCGTGTGGTAGTAGAAAACACACCTGAAGATTTGGATAATAACCAATTGACAGGTAAAATCTATTTGAAACCAACGAGAGCACTTGAATTCATTGATATTGAATTCTTGATTACTCCAACGGGAGCATCGTTCGAAGATATCTAATTTGATATATTTATAATTTGGAGGTCACACTTGTGGCCTCCATTAGCCTTATTAAACGTTTAATTAAAATAAGAACATGGAATTTAA